TTATTCAACACCTCCTTCCACAGTGATGTTGCAGCCTGCCATATATGTTCCGATTTCGCTGACTGCGATGATCTGCACCTTGCCTTCACCCACAGCGGTGACCACACCGTTTTCGTCCACGGTTGCCACACTTTCATCGGGGGAATACCAGATAATTGTTTTGATACTTGCTTTTTCGGGTTGTACCGAAGCGGAAAGTTGTGCCGTTTCACCGACTTGCAGGGTCTGTGCTTTGGAATGCATCTTCACACTTTCGGGTTGTGTGATGACGAGCACTTCGCAGGAATCGGTGTAAGTTTTGCCGAGATATTCGAGCGTTGCGGTCACGGTGACGGGTTTGTCGCTCAATGCCACGGCTTCCACAATGCCTTTTTCATCCACGGTTGCAACGCTTTCGTCGGATGAAACAAAGGTCAGTTTGTAACTTTCTTCGGGTGCATCCGCGGCTTTGTTGACGGTCAGATTCAATGCCTGATAACCGTTCTTGTCAAGCGTAATACGTTCTTGTGCAATGGAGAGTCCGGCAAACGTAATATAATGATCCGTGGTGAGTGTGCAGGCAAAGGACAATTTTTTTGTGCCTAAGTCTGCAAGATCCCCCGTGAATGTCACGGTATAATCCATGTTGTATGTGCGGGTGGTGCAGACCTGCAACAGGCGGTCGGTGATTGGGTCGAGGATCAGTTCGGTTGTGCATTCGAACAGGCTGTTTTCTTTGCTGTCAATCGTCAGCACACTTGCAAAGGTTTCTTCCGCCTTTGTGAACAGACTGTTGTCTTCCTCTGCAAAGGGATTGTCAATGTCTGCCGTGTAGCGGAAAATATGCATTTGTGTATCCTGTTCAAGTTTGATTTCGGAAGCGGTGATCGGTGCGAAAAGATCCGCAGTTTCGCCGTAAGGCAGAGCTGTGTTTTCAATCAGATCTGCAATACCGCTTTCAACAGAACCCGATGCAAATCTGAGCAGATTCTGTTGTGCTTCGTTTAAATCGCTTGTCAGATCATGCAGATCGACCGTTGTTAAAACCGTGATTTGTGTTTCGCCGCTTTTTTGTGCGGCGGTAAGCAGGGTATTTACCGCCTGCAGGCGATCTTCGTTGCTTTCGGGAGCGGGGCTGATGTATTCTGCCTGTTCGGCGGGTGGTATGTAAGCACCTTCTTCAACGAGCGAGCCTGCATACAGGATGATAACCCCCGAACAAAGCACAATAATCAGAACGGGGCACAGTGCCAGCAGGGCGATCTTAACTTTCATCGGCAATGCATTGATGCCTTTGTTTTCAGCCATTGTTGTCCCCGCCTTTCTTTGATTTCTTTTCTTTCTTTTTGTTTGCACCTATGAACTGTGTGCGGGCAAGTTCTTCTTCCTTGCTGTAGCACACGGGAAGCGGAAGATCATCCAATGAAATTTCTCCGCTTTTTACCTTTTTAAGGATTTCAATGCGTTCAAGGTCAATTTCTTTTACCTGCGGTTGCGGATTTTTTCGATACAGCAGTATGTTGACTGCAATCAGTGCACCCAACAGAGCGAGCATGACAAAATAACCGGCTCCCAATGAAACGGTGAACATGGCTTTTTCTGCGGCGGCATTTTTGAGCAGAACCGTCAAAATAATGCCTGTCACACAAAGTGCACCTGCCGCGAAACTGAAGCCGCACATGACACGGCAACTTTTTTGCAGATTCAGAAAACCGAGCAGCAATGTACCGAAAATGCCGAGCAAAAACAGCACTTCCGCCACAAACACGATCAGCGATGCAATCAGCAGAACCGTGGTATTCATAGCAATGTCGGCATTCAATATGTTCATGATCTGAGGAAGAATTCCGTCGGAGAACATCTGATAAGCCCCCCAGCCGCTGACGGTGATACCTTGCGACCAGAACGGCAGTTGCACATTAAAGGATGTAAAGGGAATAAACAAACAACCTGCCCCTACAAGAATGATGATCATTCTTGCCAATGCAAGACGTTCTTTGACAAATCCGAGCTTGATTTTTTCGGTAAAGGTACGCATTTTTGCAAATTCAAGTTCGCACTTTTTGGCATCTCTGGCAAGATCTTCCTCCTGCGTGTAGTACATGATGTGCACACCGCATTTTTTGCAGTTGGGAGCGAGGTCAAAGCGGGCAATATTTGTGCCGCATTTCGGACAAACCAAACAAAACACCCCTTTTATATTTTATATTTTTATTCATTTTAACATATAACAGCAAGCAATGTCAACAACGATTCCTTGCATTTTTTTTAGAAAAATTCAAAATTTTTATCCTCTGAAAAGCCCGTGATATCGGGCTTTTTTGCATATCGGGGATGAAAAAGCGGGGCAGAAATTTTTTTTGTTTTTTGTTACCATGCAGACACTGCGGGACGGGCAAGAAACGCAAGGAGATGTGTTTTTGAAAAAGAAACCGAAAGTTTCCGCTGATGCCCTGCTTGACACGTTGTTGCTTACTGCCGATGCACTGGTCCGGACATTGCACGAAGCGGTAAGCAGTGAAAACGGGGAAAAGGCAGAAATCCGCAGTATCAAGGAATGGACGTCTGCCGCCAAGGAACTGACGGCACTCGTCAAAAGTCTCGGCGAACGGGAAACGCAGAAATCTGCAGAAACCAACCGTATTACGGTGCGTTTTCTGGATGCTGAGGAATTTACCAAATAAGGTCTGACAGAAAGGAAAAACGGAAATGGAGTATACCCTGAACATTCCCGCGCCCAACGAAAAACAAAAACTCTTTCTGAGCGACACGCACAAATATGTTGCTTTCGGCGGTGCACGCGGCGGCGGAAAAAGTTGGGCAGTGCGGGTCAAATCAGTGTTGCTGGCACTGCAATATCCCGGCATCAAAATTATGATCGTCCGTCATACCTACCCGGAACTGCGTGCCAATCACATCACCCCCTTGCGGGAAATGCTCGGCGGTCTGGCGGTCTATAAAGAAACGGCAAAGGAATTTCTGTTTCCCAACGGCAGTGTGATTTTATTCCGTCACTGTCAGACCGAAAAGGATGTGGACAAGTACCAGGGAACGGAAGTGGATGTGCTGTTTTTAGACGAAGCCACGCAGTTGAGTGAAGAACAGTACAACCGTTTCAAGGCCTGTGTGCGTGGTGTCAACCGTTTTCCCAAACGCATTTATCTGACCTGCAACCCCGGCGGCGAGGGACACGCATGGGTCAAACGGCTGTTTATTGACCGCAGCTACAACAGCGGTGAAAATGCGGAAGAATATTCTTTTATTCAATCGCTTGTAACCGACAACAAAGCCCTGCTGTCAAGCGACCCCGACTACATAAAACAGCTCGAAGCCCTGCCGCCGAAACTGCGCAAAGCATGGTTGGAAGGGGACTGGAACATCTTTGAAGGGCAGTTCTTTGAAGATTTCGTTGACCGCCCCGAATATTACAAAGAACGCCGATGGACGCATGTCATTGAACCGTTTGAAGTACCGCCCGAATGGAACATTGTCCGTTCCTTTGACTTCGGCTATTCCAAGCCCTTTTCCTGCGATTGGTGGGCAATCGACTATGACGGCAGAGCCTATCTTATTTTGCAGTTATATGGCTGCACGGCGAATCCCGATGAGGGGGTACGTTGGTATCCCGACCGCATTTTCAAGGAGATCCGCCGCATAGAGTGTGAGCACCGCTGGCTGAAAAACCGCCGCATCACGGGGGTTGCCGACCCGTCCATATGGGATGATTCAAGGGGCAATGCCGTTATCGACAGTGCCGACCGCCACTTTGTGTATTTCTCAAAAGGGGATAACCGCCGTCTGTCGGGTTGGATGCAGTGCCATTACAGACTTGCGTTCGATGAAAACGGTCTGCCGATGGTGTATTTTTTCAACACATGTAAGCATGCCATCCGCACCCTGCCCCTGCTTCGGTTTTCGCAAACGGATCCCGAGGATCTGGACACGCACATGGAGGACCACTTTGCGGACTCATTCCGTTATTTTTGTATGTCACGGCCCGTGCCGCCGACACGTACCGCACCTGTGAGGGAACTGACGGATGATCCTCTCAACCAACGGGTTTTGTATGATCCGTTCACCTACCGCTGATTTTTGAAAGGAGATTTGCTATGCAAAAAACAAAAAACGAACAGCCCGCACCCGTCATCACCGCCCGACAGGTGCAACAGGCCGCACACATTCTTGAAACCTACAAGGGCGGCAAGACTTCGCTTGAACAGCGTATTGTCGAGAACGAAATGTGGTTCCGTCTGCGCCATTGGGACCGCAGCAAAAATAATCCAAACCGTAAAAATGCTTCGGCATGGCTGTTCAATTCCATTATCAACAAGCATGCCGATTTCATGGACGCACTGCCCGAATGTACGGTGCTTCCCCGTGAGCAGTCCGATGTGCAGACGGCAGAATTGTTGAGCCGTGTCATTCCCGTCATTCTGGAAAACAACGGATTTGAGAATGTGTATTCCGATGCGTGTATGTACAAGCTCAAAAACGGCACAGCGTGTTATGCCGTTTTGTGGAACAATCAGGCAGACAACGGAAAAGGCGATGTTGAAGTCGCGCAGATCGATATGCTCAATCTGTTCTGGGAACCGGGTGTGCGCTCCTTGCAGGACAGCCGCAATGTGTTCCATGTGCGCATTGTTGATAATGATGTGCTGTGCGAAGAATATCCCTTCCTGGCGGGGAAGCTGCAACAACCGCTTGTGGATATCAGGCAATATGTCAATGACGATAACGCAGACCTCAATAACAAATCCGCTGTTGTGGATTGGTATTATAAGCGTCGTGTCAATGGCAAAAATGTTCTGCATTACTGCAAATTCGTGGGTCACGAAGTCTTGTTTGCAAGCGAAAACGACCCCCGCTTTGCAAACGGATTTTATGACCACGGAAAATATCCCTTTGTCTTTGATGCCCTGTTCAAGGAAGAGGGAACCCCGGTCGGCTTCGGCTTTATTGATGTGATGAAGGATGCACAGGAGGCCATTGATGTGCTTGGTACGGAAATTCTTCGCAATGCCCGTATGTCGGCAAGAAGGCGGTATTTTGCCCGTACGGACGGTGCGGTCAATGAAGCGGAATTTGCCGACTGGAGCAAAGATTTTGTTCACGTCAGCGGCTCATCCCTCGGGGAAGAAAGTCTGCGTGAAATCACGGCACAGCCGTTGTCGGGTGTTTATCTTTCCGTTCTGCAGTCAAAAATTGACGAACTCAAGGAAACCAGTGCCAATCGTGATTTTATTCAGGGCGGCACGATGGGCGGTGTCACTTCGGGTGTTGCCATTTCCGCTTTGCAGGAATCGGGCAACAAGGTCGGCAGAGATATGATCGCCGCCTCTTACCGTGCCTTTGTGCAGGTTTGCGAATTGATTATCGAACTGATCCGTCAGTTTTATAACACACCGCGTCTGCTTCGCATTACCGATCCCAACGGCGCACCGCAGTACATATCGCTTGACAACAGCAGTATGCTTGCCCGTCCGCAGGTCAGCGATTTCGGTGTGGTCTACGGTGACCGTATGCCCGTGTTTGATGTTCGTGTGAAGGCGCATAAGCAGAATCCGTTCTCGCGCAGTGCGCAGAACCAGGATGCGATCAACTTTTTTCAGATGGGACTGTTCGATCCCGCACGGTACAAACAGGCTCTTGCTTGTCTGGAACTGCTTGACATTGAAAACAAGGATAAGATCGTAGCCGCTGTTTCGCGCAACGGAGCAGCTTACGAGGCACAGCAGGGCATGATGCCTGCCATGCCTGCGGGAGGTGTGCAATGACAAAAGTGGTTTTTGAACGCAACGAAAACACTTTTTGCCTGTGCTGTTCGGGGCATGCGGGGTACGGTGAAAAAGGTAAGGACATTGTTTGTGCGGGCATTTCGGCGCTGTGCGGGGCGTTGGAAATCGCACTGGACAACCTGCAGAATACGGGGATGGCGCAGACGCATTTCTGCTCATGGTCAGATGCGACCTTTTGTGCCGAAGCCACCGCTGTGCCTGCAAAAGCAGGGGTCGAAACGGTATTTGAGTTTGCCTATGACGGACTCTGCCGTCTGGAAGAAGCGTACAGCCCTTATCTGGAATGCCGCAGATACATAAACGGAAAGGAGATGACAGCATGAAAAACATGAATTTACAGTTTTTTGCGGAAGGTGCCGCCGAAGTCGGTGCAGAAGTTGATGCCGCTATGCAGACACAGGCACCGACGGATGAAAACACTTCCGCCGGCGAATCGGATGATGTCGCACAACCGCAGACGGAACCTGCAGGGCAGGGTACACAGGAGCCGGAACCGCAACAGCCGGATGAAAAGACCTTGCAGCAGATACAACACATTGCCGACGGCAGAATGCGTATGCAGGACTGGCAGGCACAGGGCGAACGGCTCAAGGCATTTTATCCGTCCTTTTCCTTTTCCGAACTGTATAACGGCAATGAGGATTTCGGCAGGCTTCTTCGGGCAGGGGTCAGCGTACGGCAGGCGTATGAGGTCACGCATCTGCCGCAGATTCTCACTGCCGCCATGCAGTATGCCGCACGCAAAGCCGCCGAAAAAACGGCAAATGCCATGAACAACACGGCAGTCCGCCCGCAGGAAAACGGACTTTCCGACCGCAAGGCGGGTCTGCCGACCGAAAAACGCGTCGATAACCTGACACAGGGGGATATCATCCGTATTCTTGAACGTGTCGGCAAAGGCGACAAAATTACATTCTGATTTTTTTCACTTTGAAAGGAGATTCATTTTTATGAAGCATTTTAATTTACAGTTTTTTGCCGCAGGTGATGTCATCAATACCACGGGCGGTCTGATGGAAAACGGCAATATTACCGATTCTTCCTCGCTCTCTGCGGAAATGAAAACATTTTATGACAAGACTCTCATCACGCTTGCAAGTGCAAATCTTGTGCATGAGCAGTTCGGTCAGAAGCGTCCCATCCCTGCCAACAACGGCAAAACCATTCAGTTCCGTAAGTTCTCGCGTCTTCCCAAGGCACTCAAGGCCATCACCGAAGGTGTGACCCCCGCCGGCAACAAACTTTCCGTTACGGGTGTGACCTGTACGGTGGATCAGTACGGTGACTACATCGAACAGACCGATATGCTGGAACTTACCGCCGTGGACAACACCATTGTCGAAGCCACCAAGGAACTCGCAGGACAGGCAGGTCTGACCCTTGACACCGTTGTTCGCAACGAGATCATCGGCGGTACCAACGTTTGCTATGCACCCTGCGTGGAGGGCGATACCGTTACGGAGATCACTTCCCGTGCGGATATTTCGGAAAATTGCCGTCTGCGTGTCAAGGATGTGTTCCGTGCCGCGGCAGAACTCAAGGCAATGAATGCACCGAAAATCGGCAGTCACTATGTTGCCATCATCCACCCGTATGTCGCTTATGATCTGATGCAGGATGCAGGTGAGCAGTGGGTCGGCATTCAGAAGTATGCAAACCCCGAAACCATTCTGCGCGGTGAAGTCGGTACCCTTGCAGGTGTACGTTTCGTTGAATCCACCGAAGCCAAGATCTACGGCCCGGCTGAAATTGCCGACGGATTCAGCCGTTTGCATCTCAAGAATGCAGTGTCTGCTTCCGCAAGCAAGGTAACGATCACCGAAAATCTTGCACCCGCAACCTTTGCCGAACCGATCGCCGTTTATGTCAACGGCATCGAAAACACCGTCACCGCCATTGCAAACACCAACGGTGAAACCGTGCTCACACTCGGCACTGCCGTGAACAATCTTGAAGCAGATGCACTCATCTGCGGCGTCGGCGGCGGCAAGGACGGCTCTGCCGTATTCTGCACACTGTTCCTGGGCGAAAATGCCTACGGTGTCACCGACATCGAAGGCGGCGGTCTTGAACACATCGTCAAGCAGAGAGGTTACGGCAACGACCCGCTCAACCAGAGAAGTTCCGTGGGCTGGAAAGCCACCAAGGTTGCAAAGCGACTCATTGAAGAATACCTGCTTCGCTATGAATCGGGCAGTGAATTCTCTGCAACCGCAGAAACCAACTGATCACATTTAAAAAGGAGTGCGGTATACACCGCACTCCGCTGTTGAAAAAATAATTTTTTGAAGGAGTTTTTTATTATGGCAAACAAGAAAAAGAATCCCGCAACCGAACAGGCAACCGTTCCTGTTTTTATTCCCAGAACCGACAAGAATGACGATGCACAGTTTGTTGCCGTCAACGGCAGAAGAATGCTCATTCGCAAGGGTGAAACCGTAGATGTTCCTCCGGCATTTGCGGAAGTGATTGCCCATTCCGTGCAGGCAGGTATGGAAGCCGAGCGTTTTATCAATGCCGTTTCCAATGAATAAGGAGAACGGCTATGACGATCAGACAAGCCATTGCCCGCTTTGATACACTGTATCCCAATGAGATCCCCTATGAGCAGAAACTGGCATGGCTCTCGGAACTTGACGGCATCGTTTATGAGGAAATTCTTTCCTTTTACAAGGAAGCTCCGCCCACAGCTTTTACCGGCTATATCCTTGCCACGCCGGGCGACTCACAGCTGCTTGTACCGTTTCCGTATGACAAGATATATATCGAATATCTTTCATCAAAGACAGAGCTTGTGCGCGGTAATGCCGAACGGTACAACAATGCCGCAACACTGTATGCCAATACGTTCGATGCCTTTGCCGCAGATTACAACCGTACGCACACACCGTTGCAAAATGTGCAGGTGCATTTTTAAGGAGGTGCGGCCATGCGTTATGCGAAACAAAAAAATATAACCCGCCGACACTTTCAGATCGGACAGATGGACGGTATCGACCGCAGTTCATTTGCTGATGAGAAGACTTTGTACGATGCGTACAATCTGACAAGCGACGGGAAACCGCACTGGAAGACCCGACCGCCCCGCGGACGTTGGCATCTGCTGAATGAAGAACAGAATGAAACCAACAGCGGTGTCTTTGTGCTCAATGATCCGATCAGCGGGGCTTGCTCGTTGGAAGAGGGACTGTGCTGGACTGCGGGAACCAAAATTTACATCGGCGGTAAGCCGCTTTCAGATGTTACCTTGCAGGAAGGTGATCGCAAGCAATTGTTGCCTATCGGCAAGGATCTGTTTGTTGTGCCCGACGGTGTGCTTCTGCATAAGGATACGCAGGGTGTCTGGCAAAAACGTGCCGCCGCTGCGCATGTAATAATAAACGGTCCTATGTTTCATATGGGTGGCTGTGATACAAACGGCGTCAAAAGAAGGCTTGCGGTGGTTGGCACAAGCGAACCTGCCGTACCCTATGACAGTTATCAATGGGTCGACACATCGGTTTCTCCTGCCGTTCTGAAGGACAAAAACGAGGCGGGCGAATGGGTGCAGCTCGAACAGGACGGATGGTTTTTTATCTTCACAGGTTTGCATGAAAAGTTTCATGTCGGCGACTATGTGGACATCACCGCACCCGGTCAGTTTTATATGCACAATGCCCGTGTTTTTAAGACGGAACACAATGCCATCATGGTCAGGGGTGACATTTTTGCGGATACAAGCGAAGGAGAGGGGTTGCACATTCAGCGACGTTTTCCTGTTATTGATCACGCTGTTGTTTGCGGGAATCGTATCTGGGGATGCCGTTACGGAGAAAATATCGACGGTGAATTTGTCAATGAGATTTTCTGCAGTGCACTCGGTGACCCCTTGACATGGAGCCGCTACGGAACGGGAGCAGATGACTGTTACTGCGCTTCTGTCGGTACGCCGGGGGCTTTTACGGGGGCTGCCGTGCTGTATGACGATATTGTGTTCTTCAAAGAGAACAGTGTGTTCTGTGTGTCGGGCAAACAGCCGTCCGATTTTCGCATTGCCCACAATGAGGGCAGAGGTGTCCGTGCAGGATGTGAGCGCAGCATTGCCCGTCTTGGTTCAAGTGTTGTTTATTGCGGAACGGACGGTGTTTACCGTACCAACGGCATTTATACAGTCCGCCTGTGTGACGGCTTTCCGCCCACGGCTCTGGAAAATGCGGTCGGCGGCTGTATCGGTGAAAAGTATTATCTTGCCGCACACAGGCAGAACGGTGAAAAATGTATGTTTGTTTTCACGGCGGGAAGAGACACCTATCATTGTGAGGATAATGCAATCGATGTGCAGTATTTCGTCACACAGCGTAACAGCCTTTATATGTTGTGTATTCCGAGTACCACACAGATCGCGGGGATCAGTCTTTACTGGATGATGATCTGCGTCAGCGATTGGAATGCCCCTGACAAATACACCAACTGCCTTCTGACGGAAGGAACGCAGGAATCGGATTACGGTTATGCGCGCGAAACGGATCTGCGCTGGTATGCACTGACCAATGAACTTGATTGCGGAACGCAGGCTACAAAATGTATCCGCGAGGTCGCTGTGCGTTTTGAATTGGGTGAATCTTCACTTTTCGGTGTTGAACTGCGCACCGATCGCGGGGAGTGCAGGCAGTTGGGCAGGTTCACAGGCATGGGCCTGCGCCGCAGAATACTTCATGTCAGTGCTTTGCCGTGTGAGACGGTGCAACTGTATTTTTACGGACACGGTGAGTGCACAATCCGCGATGTTGAAATCATCTTTGAAAATGCGAAAGGAGAAATAAGCCGTGTATAAAGAAAGAGAGCGCAGTGCCGAATTCATGAAAGGAGATCGTCCGGATTTCAGCGACAGACAGATTTTGCGTTTGTTGGAGGAAATTCGTGCCGACGTGCGTGAATTGCGGGCTCGCACAAAGGAGGAAACATGAGCAATAAAAAGAAAAATGAAGAGGAGTTGCTGCAGGAGCAGTCCCTCGATACCGTCAACGGCGATCCGGGTATTCTGCGTGATACATTGCTGGAAGAACTCTTGCAAACACAACCGTTTGAATTCGATCTGAATGCGGATGCACTGTATCGGCAGTATCGCGATTCTTACAGCCGTCAGGGCGAAGATGCCGCCGCCGATGCTTTCGGCAAAGCGGCATCGCTTACGGGCGGATATGCCAATTCCTATGCACAGTCGGTTGCTGCACAGACCTATGATGATTATATGCTCGCATTGCAGGACAAAGGCTTGCAGATCTATGAAAATGCCTATGACCGTTACAAGCAGGAAAACGATCGCAAGGCTGATCTTTACAAATTGATATCCGATCGCGAAAAAGAGGAATATGATCGCTTGCAGGAAGCGGAGCAAGAGGCATATGAAAGAGAACAGACTGCCGAAAAAGCCGCTTATGACAAACAGCAGGACATTCTTTCGTTTGCTTACAAGATGGCGCAACTCGGGGACTTTTCTTACCTTGAAGCGGCGGGCGTGGATATATCCGATTTGCAGGCGGCGGCAAAAGAAAAAGAAAATGCACCCGAAAAAATCAGTGTGACCATTCAGAATACGGCGGAAGAAACATATTACTATTACGGCTATGCAGCGCTTTTGAATTATCTGAACCGCCAGATCGCCTACGGGCAGATTTCGGAAAAAGGTAAGAATCAGATCATCAAAGCGTTGACGGGCCGCGGATAAGGAGGGATCGGATGGCAAGAATCAACGTAGGTGAAAATTGTGTTATTGAGGCAGATTTTGTTTTGCGAAACCGCAGATTGACACAGGGACAACGGGTCATTTTCAGGGCAGTGGTTGCAACAAATCAGGGTTCGGTTCTGCTTGAACACAGTATGTCGCCGGACAGCCCGAACACGTATGTTGACGGACATGCAACGATTTATTGCGATTTGCGGGATCTGGATATTTTGCCCGGGATCTACACATGGGAATTGCTTTTGCAGGATGAAGACGGTGCGCTGCACTGCTTGATGCCCGCATCAGATAATGTGCTTTGTGTATATGCAGCAACAACGGAGGTGTAAGCGGATGCAGACGATTTATGTGCCGGAAGATTTTTCGGCAATTGAGATTCCTTGTAACATCGAGGAAGAAAAAACATAAAATAAAGGAGGACTTATTATGACCAAATTAACCATCATCACCGGGTCGCAGGTATGCGGCACGGTGGACGTAGCAGTAAAGGAGAACGGCGAGCGCACGGTTTACAGTCTGCCTGTCGGTGTGGAGCTGACGGTATCGGATGCCGTGGCTCAGGCGGCAGTGCAGCAGTGCGACTGCCTTGTCGGGTACTTCGTTGCCGATGAAACAGCGGTTGCCGGCTTGCCGACCGCAGGCATTGCCGACGGCAGCTAC